ACAACTCCGATGGGAAGTTTAGATTGTGTACTGAGAGTCGCAGGCTTGCCCCCGTAATTGCTCCCGTGTCCCAGTTTCTTACACATGAACCGGTAAGTGTAATGTCGATAGTAGGGCTGTTCGGCAATCTGCTTGTCTCGTGAAAGCTCCCCGACCCAGGGAAGGTGCGGCCAACATATTCTAGCAACTGCTGTGTGAGGGTCTCCAGACTCACAGGCTTCGAGGTACTTGGCATCTCGGAATAGGTTCCACTCTTTGGCTCCGACACAGAAACTCTCCCCTGATTTGGCGTCGAACTTGGCGAACTTGTATCCAGGATCGGCTACGAGGATCGAACGGAGGCTCTCCTCCACGTTCTGTAGATTTCCGCCAGTGCCGAACTCACTGAATGAAGAAGAGAAACGACCAGTGCTTGTTCCCGCAATGTTATAACTTGTTCTAATTCTTCCATCTGAGTCAACGGCGGTGCGGAGGACCCCGATCTTCTTTCCAATCTCCTTAAGAGCCACAAGATGAGCCACAATAGGCTGAGCGATGGTATAAGCTTGGATCTTCTCCAAAGCATCACGATCCACGCTCGCACGGCCACGCTTGCGGATCTCGGGGATTTGGAGGTATCCGTAGAAGAGTCGTTGCAGATCATCGTTCGATCTCCAGTTGAAGTAATGCATGCCCACGCCGTCGAGGACGATGCGGTCGAGGTTGCGTTCGAGGATCTCCAGCTTCTCGTGGAGTTCGTCGATCACCTGCTCCTTCCGCGCTTGGTCGACGAGGACTCCGCGGAGCTTCATTTCCATCACCGGCGCTTGGAGTTCGCGAGAGAATGAGTAGGTTGCGGCGGTGGCGTTGTCGAGTTGGGGGAGGAGGACTTCGAGGACTTCGGAAGTCACCATCGTATCGGTAGCGTTGTAGCATTCATCTTTCTCCCAATCCGACAAATCCTGTGGGTCAGTCTCATCTGTATATATGATTCGCATAGCCCATAATCCTCATACGAGTGTGTAGGAGAATGTGATAATCTTGATCTGGACAAATAACTAACTTCAAAAATCCATGATTATCATCTGGAGCACATGTGTGATGAACAACGGCGCCTTTTGGTAGCGGTTTGCCAAGAGCTTTCTCTGCAAGTACTCTGTGCTCATATACAAGTTCTCCGTTCACTTTAATTAGTACGTATCCACTTTTGCAGTGGATCCACCTTTCCTTTGATGTTCTTATCAGCTTCTCTGTACGACCTACACTGTTTAAGTACCACTTCTGCTTTGCTTCTTTTCTTGCATCGTTGTTTGCCTTGATCGAACATTTTCTTGAGCAGTACTTAGCCGTAACAGCATACGGAAAGAATGTTTCATTGCATATACCACATTGCTTGATCATGCGTCTCTCTTTGCGGTTTGTTCTCTATGCTCGGCTTTCCAAGCACCGATGTTACAGTAACAAGATCCCAGAAAGCCAAGTCCTTTTAGAGATTCAGGCTGGAGAGCATGATGGGCCAGCATCGTGTCGTGTTGCACATTCATGATCTTGATGCCCATCGTGCGATACATAAACGCAACATCATACGTTATGTTTTGCCCCACTTTCGGAATTGGAGACTCACACACCTTCTTCACAAAATACCACGCCAACCTTTCCTCTTCGTAAGTAGCCCAGTAACTCTTGTTTCTTTTGCGAAAGTCCACAAATGGTATCACTATCGAAACGTATGGTGTTGGAGCAAATCCCACTTCTGTAATTTGGTTCCCCAATGTTTCAATATCGACCGATAACATCTTGCAGTCAACTATATACTGCTCGTAGAATAGATCAAGATCGCTTAGTCCTGGCTCTACCCACATGGCCCGTCGCGGTCTCCGCACCTCCGGGAACTCTTTCTCCCGAGCGGCTTTGGTCAGGTCCATGATTACGATGGGTCGAAGCTCGTATTGCCGAAGTACAGCAGCAGGATGATAAGTAGGAAGAAGCTTATAACCGGTAGCAGTATGCGTACTGACTGAGGTAGTCCCGCGAAGCTTTGAGACACCAGTCTTGCCGCTAAGAGCCCATAGAGCAGCATTACCAAGGCAGAGGACCAAGCTAGGATCCACGCTAACCAGTTCATCGCCCAGCCTCTCCAGCTCGTGTTGGAACTCCGCACGTACGCACTTCGCGCCGATCAGTGGTGGGTAGCCGGGGATGCCGGCTGCGCGCGGTCCGCAGAACCACTCTAGCTTGTTCCCTGGCGGGCGTTGCTGGAACACGTTGCTGCGGTGGACTTCCGGATGGAGGCGCCAGACCATGTCGAGCAGCGCAGGGTCACCGCGATCCCAGAACTTGCGCATGTAGTCGTGGTCGGCGCTCGTTAGCACTATATTGCCCGACTCCGCAAGCATGTTCAGCAGTTCGATCCCGCTTGCGCCGACCAGCGGAGCCCCGATCCGTGCCTCGTTCTCGCCGAATGCCTCCGCAAGTAAGAACAAGGGCTTGCTCACTTGCAAGCCTCCATCCCCAGCTTCGCATACCCCGCGATGTCCTTCCAATGCTCCTCACAGTTCGGATCTCCGCACATGATCCGCGCGATCTTGGTGGCGATCATAGTGAGGGCTTCTCGTTGGCGTTCGTTTAGCTCTGCGGGAGTTTCAAATATTGCCTCGCGGATATCCACCGCAACCCTTGCGGTCATCTTGAAGTTACCGTGGGTGCGCTCGCGTTCGGTCAAGATCGGATCGCGTAACGCTTGCACAAACTGATCCTCATTCAGGTAGGTAATTCCACCGGGGGTTAATGCATCCATCGCTTCTCTCCAAAAGAAAGCGGCGTGGCATTTGCGCCACGCCGGGGTTGATCAAACAGCGTACCCATAGGTGTGCTGGAGCAGACGCGCTTGGTCCTGCTCAAACTCGCCTTGAATCCGCCGATTACGTTCCTTCACGAAAGTACCGCAGTTCGGACACTGTGGATCCTCTTCATTGCCTAGCCCAGGCGGAAGCAGGCTGCCGCAATCTACGCAGAAGTCGAGGATTGTCTTCATGATGCGAGCGGCGCCGTTCCGCCAATCTCGCTAAACACTCCCTTCCCATCCTCCCGCGGCTTGTGCCGAATCAACGCGATGAACTGCGCACCCGGAGCGCTCTGTGCGGCCTCCCAGTGGCTCTGGCCTTCGATGTCGAGCCCGAGGTCGTTGGCGAGGAATTCGGTGTGTCGATAGGCAGAGGCCTCGGTCATGTAGAAGGTGAGGCGCATCTCCTTCCCCTGAACGGAGCCAAACTCTTCCAGCGCCTGCGGATCCACGTCGCAGTTGCCGTTGTCGTCGGTGTAGGGTTGAAGGATAGCGCAGGTGTATTCGATGAACTCGGTGCCTTTCTTCGAACTCTTGTCCTGCCGCGGGAGTCCGCGGATCATCATGATATAGTGACCACCGGGCACTGCGGGAGGGCGGACGGATGCGGTTGCGGGCGCGTTGAGGATGCTGGAGAAGCTGTTCATGTTGGGTTCCTGTAGGTCGCTTGTGTGTGTGTGTGTGTGTGTGTGTGTCAGAAGGGGATGTCGTCGTCAAGACTGCCCGGAACTCTGAGTTCCGGTGTTGGCTTCTTTGCTGCTTCAATCTCCTTTTCAAGGAGACTGTTGATCCCTCTTGAAGCATTCAACGCCTCATACGAATTGATGCGCGATAATGCCTCAAGCGCGATGGAGAGGTTCTTGATACCGAGATGGTTCATGCGCGGGGTGTCCCATCCGGTTGCCGTGTAATCGCTACATTCGCCCACATCGCATTGCTGCGGTGCGCACGGATCACGAAGGTCTTGTCCGGACCTTCAGGTAGCTCACGTTCCAGGGCGTCGCAGAACTCCTTGGCCGCCTGTCGGACGCGCGACATGGTTGCCTTCTGGTCGTCCGTGGGGTTCAAGTACTCGAACGTTGACGGGTGCATTCTGTGCTCCTTGCTTGGGAGGTTCACGCAGGACCGCGAAGAACTGCGCGAGCCCTGTCTCAATCGGGTAACTCGGCGCCATGTCAAACGGAGCCGGGTTGGCGAGGTCGATCAGCATCGTCGATGTCGTGCGTAGTGTCCGCTTCCCTCCATTGTTTTCGTACAACGCGTACGAGTTGAACCATTGCGGGATCTCCGAGCAGATTGCGGATCCGATTGCTTGCGGAAACCCTTTCTTCTTCCCGTCCTCCATCTCGACGTAGCGGATGTGAGCCAGGATGATCACGTTCGTTCGGAAGCTCTCGCTGGTGAGTGTGGCGATGGTGTTGATCACCGCGTCCTGTGCGTCCTTGTAGATTGCGCGGCGGTCGATCTCACCACTACGCCCTTTCACCGCAAGCGGCTCGCGGAAGTCGAAGGCTGCTTCGGCGAAACGGGAGAGTGAGTCGAGGACGAGGATACACTCCGGTCCCCAATCCCCAGGCACACCAAGGTCTACATCTCCGTACTTCCATCGATCGAGCATCCGCAATCCGTCGACGAACGCCTTTGGTGGACCATCGATAACCGCACCAGTCTGCGTGGCCTTGCGCTTGTCGCGGAGTGTGCGAAACTCCACGTTGTCGAGCTTGTCGGGAGAGTCGCGGAGCACGAACTTCTTCAGCACGTCCAGTCCGTTGTCGTAGTCGAGGATGCGGAGCTTGTATCCTGCGGCGACCAAGGACGCGAGGGAGCCGGTCTTCCCCGCCTTGCTGTCACCGATTAGCAGGCACTTGGTAAACTCATTCGACTGATGATCACGAAGACTGGGCACGGAGCACCTCTGTGTAAAGTGTGATCAGGTCACCCGAGCGGACATCCGCGTGCTCGGGGATCGTTACGGTCATGGTAGTGGAGCCCCCGAGTTCCACCTTCATCGCGCCGGCGCTGCGCTCGGACACGCGGAACTTGCCGAGGACGAGTTTGTAGCGGAATTGGGAGCCGATTGGGTCGGACATGGGGGATCCTCTTTTAGGTTAACCACGTATAGCCAAGGGGTTCCAGCGCGATTCAGGGGGTTTCTTGATGAACTTGCTTTCGAGAAAGCGCTGCCGAACATGCGGAGACTTAGAACACACCTCCCTGAATTTGCATCCGCCGTACATTCCGCAAGAGGTGTCTCGCATCGGCCAATGCTCCGCCACTGCGTAAGCTTCGGCCTCGCGGAGGGTAACGGCGAGGTCCGCAATCCACTCCTCCAGCAGGTCCGGGGTGCGGTACGTGATTCCGCGAGTAAACTGGTTCGGCTTGTCGAGGAGGATCTGCGCGGCGTCGATTATCACTCCCTTGACCGGGGAGTTGAGGATGACTTGGGAGGCAAGGGTGTAGAGAGTCATCTGGTTGTTGGGCTCGAATTGGTCGAAGTAGTACGAGCCGGGGGTGGAGGTGGTGGTCTTGCGGTCCATGACGAAGAGGTTCCCGCCGTAGGTGACCACGCGGTCGAGGTGGCCGCAGAGGAGGTAGGGTACCTCCGCATAGGTGCCTAGATGACCATCGTCATTACCCTCGATTGGAT